GTATACTTAGAACTAAGAGATATAGGATACAATGATATTAGTATGGAAGTTGTTGGTGATGGTCCTGAGATGGTAGTAGAAGGTAGAAGACTTGCTAAACCATTTGGTAAGTGTGCAACTATCAAAGTTCCATGTACACCAGAAGGATTAAAAACTTGTAAAGAACTATCTGATAATGGTGTCAGAGTTAATGTAACTCTTATCTTCTCACAAGCACAAGCAATCCTTGCTGCTAAGGCAGGTGCTGCATATGTTTCACCATTTGTAGGTAGAGTAGATGACAATTCATTCGGTGGTCTATGCTTAGTTAAGGATATTGCTAAGGTATTCAGAGAGCATATGGTAAGGACTGAAGTTCTAGCAGCATCTGTAAGAGATGTAAGGTCTGTGGGTAGAGCATTTGAATATGGTGCAGACATTGTTACCATGCCACCAACAGTCTTTGAGAAGATGTACAATCACATCCTTACTGATAAGGGATTGGAATTATTCCAAGCAGATTATGAGGCAGTAGGTAGAAGTGCGTAGGCATTTATTTTTGTTAAGTAGGCCGTCCTGGAATGAACATAATTGTATAAATAATGATAGAATTAAGGAAAACAAGATGACCTGATTCTCTACATTATGAGGTTAAGGTTAAAAGGAGGTTACAAATGTCGGGACACAATACGATTTCATTCAATCAACTAGCAGAATGGACGGAATTCGATTCCTCAGATGAGGAAAATCTAGTCAACGACTACTTTGATTGCTTGATCGAGTGCGAAGACGATCACAGTTCTTGCAAGAGAATATGCAGGGACATGCTAATCTAGTCTACTAATTCAATTCACACACATGGACCCTTGACTCTATGAGTCAGGGGTCTTATAATATGTACACCTAAATACAAAAAAGAAATTAATTCTATGGCTTTATCCGAACAGGTTGAGGATTCAATGCGTGAGGCAGAGGGTAATTTAAGAAACGCTTTATCATTTGCAGCAAGAACTGAGAAGCCATTTATAGCAAAACATATAAGCGAGATGATTCACTTGATTGATGAATTGATTCACGCTGATGCATTCTTTGATAAGATAGACCGTGATCGCACATGTGATTGATGACATATATGATATGTGCTTCCTATCAGAATGGGAAGAAATATTATTAGATGATTGTCCAGTATATACTACAAATGTAGCTAACCCGACTTCTTTTCCTCATGGTAGGGAAGGGAGTCATAGACTTATGGGGGTAGATATATTTGCAAGAGAAGGTCTTAATAGAGTCACTCTTCTACATGATCAAGCTGAAAAATTTTTTAATGCATTTGAAATTCTTGAAGAAGAAGTATTTAAAGTTCCTATTTACTTAAGAAGGATAGATGTAAATCTTCAGTATCAAGGACAGGATGGTACTAGTCATTGTGACGGAACAAATCATGATGAGTATACTGTTATGGTAATGAATAATACAAAGTGGAAACCTGAATGGGGTGGACAGTTTCAAATGTTAGATGAGCATGGTAAAATACTGGAAGAGCATGACTACATACCAGGAAGAGTTGTTATTTTTCCTGGTTGGATAAGCCATAGAGGTCTTGCACCTTTAGTTCCATATGTCTATAGATTTACTACAGTCTTCAGGGTTGTAATGGAACAGGAAAAAGTTTCTTTGATACATGAAAAATTATGAACCAAGAAGAATCAGGTCTAAGTAAAGAAGACTTTGAATACCTACAAGAACATGGGTATGAATACACTCCTTTACCAATCCCCTTTGCTGCTAAGAAAGAAAAGGAACAATCTGCGAGAAGTTTATTTATTGAATCAGTATTGAAACCAGACCATCAACTTCGTCAGTGTGCTCATAACCAGAAGTGCTATAATGAATTGATGGAAATCAGACAACATGTATTGGAGTATCTAGGATATGCAGAAACCAAAAATTGAAGCCATTGATAACTTCTTCCCAGAAGATATATCTGATTGGGTTAGTGAGTATGTGCATAACGCACACTATACTTATGGGGAGACTGATGATTCTTCATTAGATCCACGACCTCCTACAGGTGTGGTTCATGATATTTTTAATGTCGAGAATGAGGGTGAAGATAAATTCACTCATAAGAATGAAGATGCGAAGTTAATGTGGGAGTGTTTCCATAAGGGAATCTCTGTTAAGTATCCCAAGTTGTTTGATGATTATATGTGTTACAGGTTGTATATAAATTGTTTTGCTCCTAGAGAACTAGCAAACTTCCATCAAGATTGTTGTGAGAATTCAGATCAAATAACATTTTTATATTATCCAAAGCATATGCTTTGGGAATATGATATTGCACAGGGTGGTTGGACAGAGTTCTATGTTGATAGAAAGACCATTGGAGTTCCTCCATATTTTAATAGTTTAGTTAAGTTTGATGCAAATCTTTTGCATAGAGCAACACCATTCAAGAGTTATCATAGGTTTACTGTAGCATTTAAAGTAGTAAGTAAAAAAGAATATGAGGCAGATGACTGATACTGTAAAAGAATCTTTTGATAGAGATGGTTATGTAATTATTGATGACTATCTTTTTGAAACTGTTGTGGATGATCTTCATGATTTAGCAATCAATCATAAAGAAATAGATGATGATTATTCTAAGTGGGGTTATCATTCTATTAATTTTACACGGGATAAATTTCCATTCCAAATACTACCTGATGTTATTAATGCTATTCATGTAGCATTCTCTCCATTACATGACTTGGAATTTGATAGAGGATGGGCATTCGTTTATGATAATAATGCAGAAGGTGTTACTCCTCATGCAGATCCAGCAAGTATCAATGTCAATCTATGGGTAACACCCAATGATTGTGCAGAGGATCCTACTAAGAATGGTCTTGTTATTTACGATAAGAAACCACCAGAGGATTGGGAGTGGTCTGATTACAATTCTAATGAAGAGAAAGCTAGAAAGTATTTAAAGGAAAGTGGTGCAAAGGCAAGGTATATTCCATACAATTATAATAGGATTATATTATTTGATTCTAAATACTTTCACAAGACCAATGGTGTGGCAATGTACGGTGGTAAACAAAACCGCCGAGTCAACTATACATTTATGTTTAAGTAATGGAAAACTTCTTTACGATGGATGACTTTGAGGTAAATTCTACCTGGAAAGTTCATATCATACCTTTTCAAAAAATTTTAATACTATACATTCATGACATATATAAAAATCCATATAGGGTTTATGAATATCTTAAACAGGCTCCGATAAAAACTCATAAAGATGTTACAAAAGATTCTGTGAATGGAAAAGATTTTGCTGATGGACAGCATCTTGTTGACAATAGGTGGGATGTATCAAGGTTACATCTTTATGATAAGATAAGGGAATTTTATGGTATTACTGTAGAGGGTGGTCAAGTTGGTCATGGTGCAGCAAATACTGATGATCACCTTGTACCATTCTCAAGATACAATCAGTTTAGATTGAATAGTGATCATCCAGGAGAAGACAAGTTTTTTCATCCCCATCAAGATAATATAATAAACTGTTGCACTTATTTAAATCCAGATGTAGGAGATCATGCTGGTACTGTTTTATATTCAACTGAATCATCTGATCCATGTGATGAACTTGAGCATGAAAAACCTTGGAGGACTATGGATGATGGATTTAGACCTGAGTTAAGTATCATGTCCAAGTTTAATTGTATGGCAGTTTTTCCTGGTCAGATATATCATGGCCAGAATATTGTTGGTAATCATTTTAAAGAACAAACTAGATTTACGGAGGTAGTATTTTTCTAATGAGAGTACAATGTCTAATGTGTAATACTATAATTACTAGTAGTGGTAAACCACAAAGTTGTGGTTGTAGCAATCAAATGGTAGTGGATGACACATCATTCACAGCGAAATCTTTAGCGAATGTTAAATGTTTAAATACAAATGTCAGGGAAGCTGGACATTTGACTGAAGATCAGTTAGAATGGCAGCAACAACGCCGCAAGCGTAAAATCCGCAAACTTACCTTCGAGGAACGATGATCAACCTAGATACCAGATACCATGACTACCTTCATTCAAAGAATAAGAAGTTCCGTATCGATGGTATCGAGGAACATGTTAAAGCGTATGGTTATACTGATGATGGTAAGGATATAGATGGTTACTATGTGACCACAGAGAATCATCAGTTGTACTTTTGTAAACAAGGTGGGTTCAAGCGTAAGGAAGTTCTAGCATGAGTGGAGACTGTAGAAATCAACCAGTCATCTTCTATAGTAAGGAGATGACTTTATCTAAAATGATTCTTCTATCTGAGAAGGGTGTTAAGTTTGAGATAGAAGAGTTAAAAAAGCAATTGACAAGAGTAGAAGGATAGTCTATAATATCTGATAGTAACTTAAGTTTATTATGTCCTGTGGCAACAATCATAAGTATGATGCTTACCAAAAAGCATCGGACGCATTAAAGACTGCATTGGTAGCAGCCCTAAATAGTGATGAGGAAACATCAACGCTTGAAGAACTGTTCCAGCATTACATAGGTGCTAGAAATAGAGCAGATCAAGCATCAGATACCTTCAGCATTCATGGTGGCGACAGCGTTATAACTTTTGGGAATGATTTCATTCCAGCAGCAGATACAGTACAGTTTGATTACAGTGGTTTAGGCACTGATACAATCTTTACTGGTATTGGCAGCGATGTCGTTAACATACCTGAAGACTTTACGATGCCAACACAGGGCGTTGATAACATAACACTTGGATAATGAAAGCTCTGATCACTGGTATTACAGGACAGGACGGCTCTTACCTTGCTGAACTTCTCCTTGAGAAAGGATATGAAGTTCATGGTATAGTTCGTCGTTCTTCGATGATCAATACCCACAGGATCGATCACATATATGAGAAGATCCAACTCCATTATGGAGATCTGACTGACTCAGGTAGCATCATTAGTTTAGTTCAAAAGATTAAACCTGATGAGGTGTACAACCTTGCTGCTATGAGTCATGTGAAGGTGTCATTCGAGATGCCTGAATATACTGGTGAGGTAGATGCTCTTGGAACCCTTCGTATTCTAGATGCTATTCGTCTTCTAGATCACGAGTGTAGGTTCTATCAAGCATCTACCTCAGAGTTGTATGGATTAGTCCAAGAAGTTCCTCAGAACGAGAAGACTCCTTTCTATCCTCGTAGTCCTTATGGGTGTGCCAAGTTGTACTCCTATTGGATTACTAAGAACTATCGTGAAGCATATGGAATCCATGCTAGTAATGGTATCCTATTCAATCACGAATCCCAGAGAAGAGGAGAGACCTTTGTAACTCGTAAGATTACAATGGGACTCTCTCGCATATCATCAGGGTTGCAGCACGAACTAGTGTTGGGTAACCTAGATGCTAAACGAGACTGGGGACATGCTAAGGATTATGTCCGAGGTATGTGGATGATTGCACAGCATGATACACCAGACGACTTCGTGTTGGCTACTGGTAAAATGTATAGTGTAAGAGAGTTTGTAGAACATGCAGCAGAGTATTTTGGTTTCACTATACGCTGGCATGGAGAGGGGTTGGAAGAGCGTGGTTACTGTGCTACTATGGGTAGAGACATCATCAGGGTGAGCGATAAATACTACCGCCCAACTGAGGTTGAACAACTCCTAGGTGATGCGACTAAGGCAAAAGAAGTCTTAGGATGGGAACCAGAGTTATCTTTTAAAGATCTCGTTGAAGACATGTGTATTTACGGACAATGAGCAAATTTCACAAGATAGAAAAGTGCAGGGTCTGTGGGAATCAACATTACGATGTTGTCCTCGACCTTGGTGATCAGTTTCTTTCAGGAATCTTTCCTAAGAAAGTTGATCTTGACATGTACAAAGGTCCATTGACCCTTGTTAAGTGTGATGAAACTAAAGGTGGGTGTGGTCATGTACAACTAGAGCATACCTTTGATCTCCCTACAATGTATGGAGATGAGTATGGGTATCGTTCTGGACTTAACGGTAGCATGGTCAAGCACCTTAAAGGTAAGGCAGACAAGATCATGGCTGATGTCAAACTTGACTCAGGTGATATTGTATGCGACATCGCAGGAAATGATGGAACTTTCTTATCGTTCTTCCCTAAGGACTGTCAGTTAGTTAGTATTGATCCTACCTCTAAGAAGTTTAAGGATTACATTCCTGAAAATGTTAATTACATTGCTGACTTCTTCTCTGCTGATACATTCCATGAGAGATATGGTAAGCAGAAGGCAAAGGTTATCACATCATTTTCTATGTTCTATGACCTAGAGGATCCATGTGGGTTTGCCACACAAGTTCGTGATTGTCTTGATGATGAGGGTGTATGGGTACTCGAACAGAGTTATATGCCTGAGATGCTAAGGGTTAATTCCTTTGACACTGTATGTCATGAGCATCTATCATACTATGGTATGAGGCAACTCAAATATATCATGGATAAGGCAGGGTTTAAGATCGTTGACTTTGATTTTAATGATGTTAATGGTGGTAGTATATCTGTTGTTGTTGCTAAGAGCAGCAGCAAGCGTAAGGAATGTACTACTAAACTTACTGCTATCCTTGCTAGTGAATTGGATCAAGAGTTGAATACAACTAAACCTTGGAAAGATTTTGCTATTAGATTGGTACAGAATAGAGAACAGTTCTGGAAGATGTTAACCTTCTATAAGGAGAACAAGGCTACAGTCTGTGCTTTAGGTGCTAGTACTAAAGGTAATGTAACACTCCAGACATGGGAAGTTACTCCTAATGATATTACTGTCATTGGTGATGTAAATCCTGATAAGGATGGATCATATACACCTGGTACTTGGATCCCTATCCTCTCTGAGGATAAGGTAATGGAAAAAGACTATGATGTGTATGTTGTTTTGCCTTGGCACTTTAAGGATTTCTTTGTTAAGCATCCTAAGTTTAAGGGTAAGCGTTTGTTATTCCCATTGCCTACCCCAGAAATAGTCATTCCATGAAGCTTCGGACAATGAATAAAACAGATTGTATTTTTGTGGCAGGACACAAGGGACTTGTTGGTTCTGCCATTGTTCGTAAACTAAAGGATCAAGGTTATAGTAATATCCTTACTAGAGATAGGAATAGACTTGATCTAACTAACTCATTACAGGTTAAGGAGTTCTTCGAGACTCATCAGGTTGACTATGTGTTTGATGCTGCTGCTAGAGTCGGTGGCATTCATGCTAATGATGCATACTCAGCAGAGTTTATCTATCAGAACACAATGATTCAGACTAATCTGATTCATTGGGCATACAAATACTTTGTTAAGAAGTTTGTGTTTCTTGGTAGTGTCTGCATCTATCCTAAGTTTGCTGAGACTCCTGTTAAAGAGGAGTCTATATTAACAGGTGAATTAGAACCTACTAATGAAGCATATGCTATTGCTAAGATACATGGCATAGAGATGCTTAAGATGTACAACAAACAGTATGGATTTAAAGGTGTTTCATTGATGCCTTCTAATTTATATGGACCAGGAGATAACTTTCATCCTGAGAATGGTCATGTCATCCCTGCATTGATGACTAAGTTTAGTAATGCTGGTGATGTTGTTACCTGTTGGGGTGATGGTACACCAATGAGAGAGTTTACTTATGTGGATGATCTAGCAGATGCATGTATGTTTGCTGTAGAACACTATGACAATGCAGAACTCATCAATGTTGGATCAGGCCAGGATGTTTCTATCTTCCACCTAGCACATAAGATTGCTGCCCTCACAGGGTTTAAGGGTAAGATTGAATGGGATACTAGTAGACCTAATGGAACACCTAAGAGACCACTAGACTATAGTAAGATCACTGCTAAGGGTTGGAAACCTAAGTATGATCTTGATACTGGCCTAGCAAAAGCATATGAGTGGTTTAAAGAAAACAAAAAATGATTGGTATTAATCATGTAGGCAAGAAGAAGGAGCGTCTTGCAAATCAGATGTTCCAGTACTCTGCCGTGAAAGGTATAGCAAAGAATATGGGGTATCAATATTGTGTACCCCCTTCTAAGTTCAAGAGTAATGCAGACGCATGGGAAGAGCATCAACTCTTCATGCCATTTAAATTAGAAACATTTAATCCGTTACAGATACAATGGATAGATGCTAAGAGACCTGTGTTACAAGAGAAACAATTCCATTTTGATGAGGAGTTGTTTAACAATTGTCCTGACTGGGTTACCTTATGGGGATTTTATCAGTCAGAGAAATATTTTTTAAATGTTAGAGATGAATTAATAAAAGATTTTACATTCAAAGACGACATAAAAAATCCCTGCATGGAGATGATGGAGGGTCTAAATAAATCTATCGCTTTACATGTGAGACGAACTGACTACGCTCAGTATGGACATCATCCAATAGTTTCGCTAGAATATTATGAGAAAGCACTGTCCTATTTCGATAGCGACAGACCTGTGGTTGTTCTTTCAGATGATCCTGCGTGGTGTCACGAGCAACCTCTATTTGCTGATGATAGGTTTATGGTCTCCGAGTCAGGAGATCAATATGTTGACCTTTGTTTAATGACTATGTGTACCGATTTTATCATAGCAAATAGTTCTTTTTCCTGGTGGGGTGCATGGCTCTCAGAATCAGCAAGCAAACAAGTGGTAGCTCCGAGCAAGTGGTTCGGACCTCCATTGGATCAACGCAACAACACACAAGATCTTTACTGCGAAGGTTGGATGAAAGTATGACTAATGTGGCTATAATATTCATAGGTACGAACAAGTACCTTGATTTTCTCCCAAGATATTATGAGCAATGTGAAGAGCATCTGATGCCAGATGCTAACAAACAGTATTTTATCTTTACGGATGGTGAACTGGAGGGTACTCCAGACAATATGTCTATCTATCCGATAGAACATAAAGCATGGCCAGCAATCACGCTGGAAAGGTTTCATACTATTTTAGAGGCAGAGGATGAGTTATCTAAGTATGACTGGTTACTCTTCCTTGATGCAGATATGGTAGTACAGAAGAAGATATTCTCTCATGAGATCTTAGATCCAGAGAAGGAATACCTTGCTGTACATCACCCATGTCATTATGCTGACTACACTGGTACATTTGAAACTAATCCTAAGTCAGAAGCATATGTTGAGGGTGAGCAAAAGAATTATTATCAAGGGTGTCTATGGGGTGGACAAGTTAAACATGCTATTCCTATGATGAAGACTTTAAAGGATAGAGTTGACAAGGATTATGAGAATGATATAATAGCATTGTGGCATGATGAAAGTCAGATTAATAAGTTCTTCTTAGAGAATGAGGATAAGGTTAATGCTTTACCTCCTGACTATGCATATCCAGAGTGCTTCCCAGATTATACATACGATAGAAAGATCATTCATCTTGCAAAAGATAACGCTGAATTACAAACATGACTGACCCTAATGCATGGCAATTGCCAACCTTTTATACCGCAGATAAGAAGTCACAACTTCGTTATAAATTTCAGAACATTGACTTGGTAAGTCACCAGAATTTCTCTCAATGTTATCAAGACATGTTTGTCTTGTCTATGACTGATGGTAAACCAAATGGAACATTCGTTGAGATAGGTGCAGGTCATCCTGTTATCTCTAACAACACTGCTTTACTAGAGAGTAGGTTTGAGTGGACTGGTATTGGATTTGAAATTAAAGAGCCTGAAGCAGATCTTTATAATGAGCATCGTAAAGCACCTGTTGCTTTAGGTGATGCTACTACTGCTGACTTTGATGAGTTGTTTAAGGAAGTTAATCTTGGACCTGTATTTGATTACTTACAGGTAGATTGTGAACCAGCAAGGGTTACCTTTGATGCTATGTTAAAAGTAAATCTAGACAAATATAAATTTGCTACTATTACTTTTGAACATGACTCTTATAATGATGGACCACAAGTTCGTGATGAGTCTAGACAGTACTTAGAGGATAGAGGGTATGAATTAATTGTAGATAATATATCAGTAGATGATTCTCATCCATTTGAAGACTGGTGGGCTCATCCTGATCTTGTTCCTTCTCATACTATTGATGCTATGAAGTGTGTGACAGGAGAGACTAAGAAAGCAGAAGATTATATGTTCGGTAAAGTCTAATGAAAGTAGTACTGTGGGGGTATCCATTACATACGGATACCTATTCTTACATCTATGAGGCATTTAAAAAGGCATTCGAGTACCAAGGGTACGAAGTCTTCTGGTTTACCGATGAGGATCATCCAGAGGACTTTGATTATGAAGACTGCTTATTCTTTTGTGAAGGATATAAAGATAAAAAAATTCCCTTAAGGAAGAGTAGTACATATGTATGCCATGTCTGTGTAAATCCAGAGAAGTATCTTGGTAATGTCAAGAAGTTAATTGACATGAGATATCATGTGGATTACATTGAAGATACCAACTATACATATACTGTAGACTATGATAATTGTGAAGAGTTAGAGTCGGGTGTACTCTACGACAAGAATTCTT